AGTAGCACCAGTATATTAAGTTACCTTAACAATATCAACGCATTCTTATTAGGATATACCCTAATATGTTGTAAAAATGAGACAGGTGGGGTGGGTCGGCAGTCCCGTGAAGGAGTATAGATTGTGTCTAACCCTGCCGCCCGTTCCCATTATATGCCGTTCTTGATCTGATAGACCCGTAATAGGTGTTGAAAGCACTCCCAGCCATTTTGTAACTTTTGTTCCTCAATCTCAATTAGCTTGACTTGGTTGGTCGTGCCGTTGACAAACACAATGGCGCACCGTGCTGTTGGAACGCCAAGGCCTTCACGGTAAGCCGCCAGTTGCATCTCATGTTCAAAATAAACATCGACTTTATCAAGGTCAGTATCTTTGGTCTTGAAATCGACTATAAAGCCGTTTTTAGCCATCAAATCGCATTTGCCACCAAACCCTAGCGGATGCCCAAACGACTTCTCAGGCAGCCACAGTTGCTCTCCAAACGCACTTTTAAGCGTACTATCAATCGCATCTAAATACGGTGGCTTTTCAGGCATATAAACTTGGTCAAAATAGGCTTCAATAACCGCATGAATAGCCGTACCTCGTTCCGCAGCTTCACGACCCGTAGCCTTGGAATCCTGCATTACCCTAGCCAACCAGTCGGCTTCAGGTTCGTCAGGCTGTCTTGGCAGCGTTAATGCAGCTAAGAGGACTTGTTGCTGTTTCCATGTATCAAGCCCTGCTTTCGATAACATTCCGTTAATTGTTGTAACACTTGGCAGAAGTCCGAGTTTCCGTGCGTCACGAAGCGTTGTGGCTCTTTCCCCAGTCTTGCCGATGGTTGTATAGGCTGGAGTGCCGTCTTTGGTGTACCAATGACCATTTTCTTGTGCCTTTTCTTTAACTATCATATTTGCCTTAGAACGGGATGGAAGATAAGTCATCATCTACAAGCGTAGGTTTTTCAGCTTCACGCTGTTTCTGACCACGCCATTCAGACGATTCGGTAATCTTTTCTTTGTAATACTTTGGCAGCGCATCGTACTTAGCTTGGTCAAATTCAGCCAGCCAAAAGTGATTAACAGGGTTTACGCCTTCAGGCTGAGCGTTACGCAAAGCACTAGGAACGGGGCTAATGCCGCTGATATTAGCGTACTTACCATCTTCACTATGCGTAATGTTTACCATGCAAAACTTACCAAGCAAGCCTTTAAGGTCAAAGTTCTTACGATCTTCCGCAGTCATCTTTTTATTTGACCAGCTTTCTAAATCTTGCCGTAAACGGGCTTGATCGCCTAAACTAACGGTATATCGTTTGGACACGATTAAAGGCTTTCCCTCGTCTGTTTTTAGCGGAAGTCCTGCGTCATCGTCACCGTGCAGTTCCCAAGTAAATACGACTTTGTGCATGATTTTGGTTTCGCCAGCCCATTCAGTAGCTTGATGACCTAAATCAATAATGCTATATAGCCGTGCCATATGTAAGCCAGCAGGGGCAATCTTAAAATCTTTTTGCGTATCAGTAATAATCATTTGTTTGCTCCAAAAATTTGACCAAAGTCGTTCACAATGTCACGAATGACGGGGTTTACATGGGTATTGCGTTTAGGTGCGACATATCCGCAGCAATGGCGTAATAGGTCTACTTGACGATTGGTAAGAAGTACACCATCTTCCAAGTCTTTAAATACTTCATCCAGTTCAAACTGCATCTGAACTTGGTCTGCTAACTGCTGGTCGTAATCACTCATTTTTAGTCTTTCTCACCCTGTTGGGTAGTTATCACGGCACATACCGTACTTAGATATTAAGCCATCTTAAACAGTAAAACAAGAACTATTTGTAAAAATGTTGTAAATAAGTTAAGATACCTTACATGAACGCAACAGCAATTATCAAATTATTGGGTGGATGTACCCGTGTATCCAAGCTGGTCGGGGTATCTGTCCCAGCCGTATCTATGTGGCAAAACGGTGATATACCCCAAGATAAGCTGATAGTGCTGGCTGCAACGCTAGAAAAAGAATCGCATGGGCTAATTACCCGTAAGTCGCTTTTTCCCAACACTTACAAATTAATTTGGCCTGAGTTGGAATAGTGCTATACTGTGCTGGCAGAGTGATGTCTGTTTAGTAAGTAGCTCTATACACAAGACCCTTTCGGGTTGTTCTGAGTGTTTAGTAAATGATTTAGAGCCATTTATTAAGCAACATCACCTTAGAACAACCCCAAAGGGTTTTTTTATTTCTGCACGGTATTGACTGGGCGGGATCCGACACCAGCAGTCAATATACAAGTGCTACTGGGGGATAGTTGATGCAACAGCACAAATATAGGTGGCGAAGCTAGTGCCTATTCAACGAACGACTGGCGGGTTCTGTGGCTCCGAAAGGCAAACAGTTGAAGGCGAATCTAGGAAGGCTAGGTTCGTTCACCAAAAAGCAAGAAATTACTTATATAGACTTAAATATAACACTAGGGTTAATACCTAATAAATAGTTATTGCATTAGTTAAGATAACTTAATAAACTGGTGTTACTCAATAACGAGTGAAATAGAAAAGGACACCAAAATGACATACATAAGCAACCAAATTATTCAACAGGCTGTAGATTTAATTATCAATACACGGGATTTTTGCGGTGATGAAAAACAAGCCGTAAAAGAATTCTGTATTGAAGAGAACATCAGCGATTGGAAAAAAGTATGGGGCATTGCTAATTTCAGGGCCAATGCTACTTGGAATCAATATAAAAAAGAAGCTGGCGTTAATCCAAAATATTGTTTTTAAATTAAACCAGCCCCTACGGGGGGCTACCTTTAAAGGTGAGATAGACATGAAAGATTTATTAGGTGCTTGCATACTTGGTGCAATTCTTGGCGCAATGATCGCCCTTTCCATATGATTGAAACCATTGTTATAGTATTTGCAATAGGCGTATTTATTCTATTTGCAACCCTTATGGTGCTTGCTGCCATACTTCTTTTTTGGATAAAGTAATGACATTTTTAGTCGCTAACATACCCCCAGTTAAATGTTTTGTGCGTAAAGAGTTCCTTTACAACCATGAGAAAGGACACGGGGAATTAGAGCCTTGTGTGTGGATGACCGCCAAAGCCATTAAAGGTCAAGCCTTTCGCATTGAATCCATGCTGACTAATTACGGTGCTTTGTACGATAAGCTGCCAATTAGTGCCTATGTTTGGAAGGAAGTAACAGAACCCTTGCCGCTGGATTATTTGCAGATATGGGACTGTCTTTCCTACGACATGGCGGTAATCGAAAAGTCTAATCTGCGTGGGCTAAAGGTCAAATATTTTGGCAAAGACAGGCAGTTTCACTTTGGCAACTACTTGTTTACCATTGATTTTGCCGATCCTGACAGTAATCGTTTGGATACAACCTTTAGTGAAGGGGTTGAGGAACATAAGAGTTATAACTTTATAAAGCTAGACAATGGGCAGTTTGCTTGCCAGCCTAACAATCGTTGCCTTTGGTACGATGTATCGCTTGTGCCAGCCGAACTTAAAACCCCCGACTTTAAAATACCAACAGAAATCTATAGCGTTGAAAACCATGCTAAATGGTCAGCTAAAGATGAATGGTTTTACAACTTTGACGAGATAACACGATGAACTTTGCTGACTTTTATAGCCTTTATCCTCGCAAAATGGGGCGTAAAGACGCTGAACGGGCATGGAACAGGCTAACCCCTATCCAGCAAGCAGAGTGCCTAGAAGCCATGCCTAATTACCTTAAATACTGGAAGATTAAAGAAACGGCTAAAGACTTTATACCGTACCCTGCGTCATTTTTAAACGCTGAACGCTGGACAGACGAACTTGATATTGAGCCGATTGTCAGCAAAAAGCCTGAACTTCCGTTTTACGCTACTGAAGAACTTACCCTTAAAAAAGCCCAAGAAGTAGGCATTACGCCATACGCAGGTGAGGGTTGGCAGCAGTTAAGGGCAAGGATCAGTCAAAAGATAAAGCAAATTGAGGAACAAACCTAATGGATTTGTTTATGCAAGAGCGTGTTGCTCCTGCGTCACCAACCACAATGAATTTGCGTGAAGTAGGCGTTAATTACGCTATGGATAAAAACATGGATTGGCATAGCCGTTTACCCGTTACAAGTCACTCAAACATGATTAGAAACGCTCACAAGGTGTTTTATGGGGCAGAGTATCAAGACCATTGCTTTGCCGTTGCCATGTGGACTGATCCAGTAGCAGGTAATCGTATGGCTAAAGACCAAGTATGGCTTGAGTTAAGACGGTTAGCTGTTGCCCCTGATGCACCTAAATTTACCGCTACTTGGATGATTGCTAAAATGGTTAAAGACATTAAAAAACGCTTTCCTGATGTTACTAAGCTGGTTTCTTACCAAGATACCGAAGTGCATACAGGTACGATATATAAGGCTGCAAACTGGAAATTGGACACAGTTAGCAAGTTTCAATAATGGTCAAATGAAAAACGACAAAGAAACGCATTACAAAGTAAATCAGACAAAATCAGATGGACACTTGAAATCAGATAGTTACCTTGTTGATTGGTATATAGGCGTAGCCAAAAGACGGGGCTGGGATGAAGTTGTACGGTTACTTGTACAAGAAAAAGACCAAGAACGCATGAAAATGTTAATTAAGAAAAGACTAGGAAAATGAGAGAGATAGACCCAAATAAATGTATAGACTTTATTCTTGAGAACGCAGGTAAATATGCACAAGCAAAAGGTGAATTGGCGCAACTTGAGGCGTATAAAAGTTCGCTTAAGGCAATTAAAATGGCTGAAACTAGCGAACAAACTATCGGGGCGCAGGAGCGTGAAGCGTATCGAAGCGAAGATTATCAAAATTTATGTAAAGCGATTGGAGCAGCTACGGAAAACGCAGAAAAATTAAAATGGGAATTAGAAGCTGCTAGGCTTAGACACGCTACATGGCAAACTTTAGAAGTATCAAATCGCAACCAAGATAGAATCTTAAAATGACACAATTAAAAATAACCGAAGAATTCCTTATACTTAAACTGCTTACTAAAATGTACGATGATGCTTTAAGGCGCAACGATTTAACCCAAATGTTAGAGATTAGCGTAGATATTGCTGAATCCGCAGAAAAGTTAGAACAGATGACCGTAGATCATATAAATGGCCACTAAGAAAAATGAAAAAGAAAGAAACAGAAGAATTGCTGAATTGGGATGCTCATTATGTAGGTATCTCGGCTCTGAGGGAACAGAAGCGTGCTTGCATCACATTAGAAGAGGTGGTAGACGAAGTGATGCCCCTGTTATCCCCTTATGCCCGTACCACCATACTGGGTCAAATACCTCAATTCATGGAATGGGGCGCAAGCGATTTGAAAGGGAATATGGCATATCTGAAGAGCAGTTACTTGAGCAAACCTTGGAGTTGATTGGTGAGTAGGGTTATATCGTGGTTCTCTTGCGGTGCGGCTAGTGCAGTTGCTACTAAGCTGGCTATTGCTGAAAGCACAACACCCGTAGAAGTGGTTTATTGCCATGTAAAGGAAGAACACCCTGATAACTTGCGGTTTATGAAAGACTGCGAAAATTGGTTTGGTCAGCCCATAAAAGTTATTGAAAACGAAAAATACAATGGCAGCATTTACGAAGTATTTGAAAAGCGCAAGTACATTGTCGGCATTGGTGGTGCGCCATGTACTGTACACCTAAAAAAAGATATGCGGAAAGCGTTTGAATTACCCAATGACAGGCAGGTATTTGGGTACACCGCAGAAGAACAAGACCGTGTAGATCGTTTTATAGACGCTAACAATAATGTTAATTTATGGTCAATCCTTATAGATAAAGGTCTTGGCAAGTCTGATTGTTTGGCTATGATTGACAGGGCAGGTATTGAATTGCCAGCAATGTACAAGCTAGGCTACCAAAATAACAACTGTATAGGGTGCGTCAAGGGTGGCTTGGGTTATTGGAATAAGATACGGCACGACTTTCCTGAACAATTTGATCGTATGGCGCAAATAGAGCAAACTGTAGGGGCTAAAATACTTAAACATAAAGGTGAACGCATTTGGCTTACAGAACTGCCTTTAGATGCAGGTGATTATCCAACCGAGCAAGCAATCGAATGTGGTATTTTTTGCCATATGGCAGAAGAAGATATTAAATGAGTAGCTGGCTAATTATTCTTACGGGACTTATTTATGTGTACATCGCTGGAGAGCAGTTGTTTAAAGGAGATTTTGGACTGGCTTGTATGTATGCTGGATATGCTTTTGCGAATTATGGGGCTTACTTGATTGCTACTAAATGAGTTTCACAATTTATACCCATAAAGGTATAAAAGTTATTCAATACTTTTTTAGTATGGATGAACTGATTAAATCAATGCTTAACAACCCTAAAGACGCTTACCACCGCAATTTATAACTCTAGCGGATCAAGGCCAAGTTCCGTTGCTACCATTTTGCAACGGGTTCTAAACGGCTTACCATGTTGCAGCCATTTATCGCCCTTTTGCCTGTAAAAAGACATATGTATCATTTCATGGCATAGCGTTGTAAGAACCGTGTAGTAATGACCGCACCGTGCAGAAGATATAGTTACAGTATGTTCAAATTCATCGCTGGTATATAGATAAGTACCCATTAGTTCGGGGTCATCTGTAACTACAAAATTGATTTCTTCAGGTAACGGCATTTTCCACTTGCTATACGGATAGCAACACGCTAATGAAGCGTATAAATTGCTCAAGACCGCTGGAGTTAATTTCATACTTTGTTAATACAACCCCGAAATTCAAATTCACCTTCTAATTCATCCGTAACCATAATCATTTCAGGCATTAACATTCTGCCTTGGTCAAACGAAAGCATTACAAAACCGCTGCGCCAGTCTTTAGGCCCATCTTCCGCATATTCGAAGCTAGGTGACATAGGATCAGCTAAGCAGCCTGTTTGTACGCCCCAATAAGTGCCTTGATAGTTTGTAATTGGTTGCAAAGCTAATACATGGGTATGCCCTGTAATGATATTGGTATTGCCAGCCGCCAGTAAGTTGGCATAACCAGCATTTCGACCACCACGATGGCGATGTTTAACTACAGTATCTTCACCAATCCAATACGACCAACAGGTTTTCCATTCAGGAAAGTGGTATTTAAGGCTAAAGCCATCAACACCGCTATATTCAGGCACTTTATTTACTAACCAAGATTCATAACGCATATCGTGATTACCAAGTGTCCAAATTAACTCACACCCTGCTGGGCGGTGTTTAGCAATTTCGTCTAAGTGATAGCGGCAAGCGTTCAATTCTTGCAAGACATTAGGCTTTTTATCGTAGTTAATGCTAGGAAAGCGGCTAAGTATCTGCCCGTCAAACGCATCACCATTACAGATAATGACCTGCGGCTTAAATTCTTTAATCATTACCAGCAACGCTTTAAACGCTGTCGTTGTTGTATCGGTAAAGTGGGCATCCGAAAACACAATAACCCGTTTTACTTTATCTACATCAATGCCCCTGCGAACATTGTGCGCTGCTAGTTCTCTTTTCTTTGGCTTTTCTTTTTTTGGATCACGCAACGAATTATGAGTTGGTAATTTAATGCCATATCTAATTTCCAAGCTATTTCGCCTGTTTGATACGCTTCTTGGATTTGTGCGAGTTGCTTGTGCTACTAAAGTTGGACTTCCTAATTTATTCCAAAGTTCAATAAATTCTTGATCTTTCTTTTTATTTGGATGACCCATATCAAATCCTTTATGATAAAGTTTCCCAATACTAACTTAATATCAAGAATAATCAATGACATACGCAAGAGTAGACACAAATCATAAAGAAATTGTTGCTGCATTGCGACAAGCTGGTGCAACGGTAGTGTCTTTGGCTGCAATGAAACATGGATGCCCTGACCTTTTAGTAGGATTTGCAGGTGAAACCTTGCTTATGGAAATAAAAAAAGATGCTAAAGCCAAGTTCACGCCTGACCAACTTGAATTTATGAGTAAATGGAAAGGCGGTGCTGTAAGCCGTGTGGATAGTGTGGATGCCGCAATAAGAGCGTTAGGAATTATCCAAAAAGTGTTATAAAATAAAGTAAAAGGAGCTTTTTTATGGAAAACTGTGCATTATTTGTAGCTACATTACTACATTCTGCGACCAATACGCATTTCTTTCATTGGTCAACTGACAGCTTTTCTAAGCACAGCGCACTTGCCGAATACTATGACAACATCGTAGATTTGACCGATACTTTTGCCGAATCCTATATGGGCAAATACGGTAAGTTCACTGCCTTCCCAAGCGTGTACCACCAGCCTAAAGACCCAGTACGCTACATGGAATCCTTGCAAAAGTTCGTGGCAGAAGCCCGTCAAGACTTGCCGCAAGACAGCGAATTACAAAACATCATTGATGAGATCGCAGACCTTATCAACACTACTGCTTATAAACTTAAGTTCTTGAAATAAAAGGATATTTATGCCACTTATCAAATCAGGTAGCGCAGAAGCAGTCGGCAAGAACATCAAGACTGAGATGAAAGCTGGCAAGCCTAAAAAACAAGCCGTAGCCATTGCACTTAGCGTTGAGCGTGAAAACGCCAAAGGTGATCGCAAAGCCAAGCTAGAAGATGCCTACGCTAAATACATTGAAGAAAAAGCATGAGTAGAAGGGATGACATTCGTGCCGCAGTAGAAAAGCACGATAAGCCTATTGCCAAGACAACTAAAGGCAAAGGGCGTCATTACCAGTCAGTAGAAGAAGGCGCAGGTATGACCGCAGCAGGGCGCAAAGCATACAACGCCAAGAACAACGCAAATTTACAAGCACCTCAGTCTAGTGGGCCAAGGCACGATAGTTTCTGTGCTAGGTCAGCAGGATGGACAGGGGAACGGGGAAAAGCAGCAAGAGCAAGGTGGAAATGCTAATGAAACAAGGACTATACGCAAATATTCACGCCAAACGGGAACGCATCAAAGCGGGATCAGGCGAAAAGATGGCTACAAAGGTTTCTGAAGGCAGACCCAGCGCACAAGACTTTAAAGATGCTGCTAAGACTGCCAAGCCTACCCGCAGGGAAATGATTGCTTCTAAGATGAAGGATATGTAATGACACCAATTACCCCTATGAGCCGCAAGTATAAAAAAGAGGATGCCATGCTTAGACCTGAGCATCAATCTACATTAGAGAAGAATCAGGCTGACCGCATTGCTCGTAGGAAGCTGATTGCTAACAAACTTAAAGACTTGGATAAAGAGGTCAAATAGTAGTAGAATTAAGCATCATTAACTAACTACTTGGTTAAATATGCAAATAAATGAAGTCGCTGTTGATAAACTAATCCCTTACGCAAAAAACAGCAGAACCCACAGCCCTGAACAAGTAGGGCAAATTGCGGCCAGCATTAAAGAATTTGGCTTTAGAAACCCTATATTGGTAGACGGGGTAGGCATTATCGCTGGGCATGGCAGACTAATGGCCGCTCAAAAGCTAGGGTTAGATAAAGTACCTACAATTGATTGCTCAGATATGACTGAAAGCCAAAAGAAGGCTTACATCATTGCTGACAATAAACTGGCTATGAATGCTGGTTGGGATAATGAATTCCTTACATTAGAGCTAAAAGACCTAGAAGACGAAGGCTTTGACCTAACACTTACAGGTTTTGACGATAAAGAGCTAGATGCCCTGCTAAATGTAATTGAAGGCACTGACGGTTTAACAGATGAAAACGCTGTGCCTGATGTACCCGAAGAGCCTAAAACCAAGCTAGGCGATATATATATTCTTGGAAATCATAGACTTATGTGCGGTGACAGCATAAGCATTGATTCGGTTGAAAAGCTAATGAATGGGCAACTAGCAGACCAGCTAGTAACCGACCCGCCATACAACATCGCTTACGAAGGCGGCAGCAAAAAGCGGGAACAAATCAAAAATGATGAAATGGCAGATGAGGAGTTCAGGCAATTTTTAAAAGATGTTTATATAGCTGCCAACGCTGTTATGAAGGCTGGGGCTGTATTTTACATATGGCACGCAGATACAGAAGGCTACAACTTTAGGGGCGCAGCTAGGGATATGGGCTGGAAAGTACGCCAAACACTTATATGGAATAAAGACAACTCAGCGTTTGGTAGGTCTGATTACCACTGGAAGCACGAACCCTGCCTTTATGGTTGGAAAGAAGGTGCAGCACACCTATGGGCAGCAGACCGAAAGCAAACGACCGTCATTGAGTGCAAAAGACCATCAAAAAGCGATTTGCACCCTACTATGAAGCCAGTAGAACTAATGGAATACCAAATATTAAACAACACCAAAGGCTCGGACATTGTGTTGGACTTGTTTGGTGGTAGCGGTTCAACTATGATAGCTGCTGAAAAAATAGGCAGAAAGTCATGTTTAATGGAATTAGACCCTAAATACTGCGATGTAATCGTTAAGCGTTGGGAAGACTTTACTGGCAAAAAAGCTGTGCTTTCGGAGTTATAAAATGGCACAAGGAAAACAACATATACCGACAGAAGCTACGCAAGAACAGGTTAAACGCCTTTCTGCGCTAGGTTGCCCACATGAGGACATAGCCACAAGGCTAAAGATTAGTGCCGACACGCTGGTTAAGTATTACAAGGATGAGTTAGATGAAGGGCGTATAGATGCCAATGCCGCCATTGCTGGGACACTGTTTAGCCAAGCCAAGAAAGGTAATACGGCTGCCGCTATATTTTGGCTAAAGACACGGGCAAGGTGGAAAGAAACGCAAGTAAACGAGGTAACTGGGGCTAATGGCACAGACCTAAGAATATCTTGGGCAGATGAGTAGGGATATAAAGCTCAAATACCGCCCTAGAAGCGTTTTTGAGGACTTCCACAGCCGTAAGGAACGCTGGGCAGTAATCGTGGCTCACAGGCGTTGTGGCAAGACCGTAGCCTGTATTAACGACCTAATCGTCAAAGCCCTTCTAGAAAACAAGCCCCACGCCCAGTACGCTTACATAGCCCCTTTTTACAGTCAGGCTAAATCAGTGGCTTGGCGGTATTTGGAACGCTTTTCCGAGCCAGTTATGACTAAGGCTAATCAGTCTGAACTATGGGTGGAATTGGTCAATGGCGCACGGATTAGACTATTTGGGGCTGATAACCCTGATGCACTCCGAGGCAACTTCCTAGATGGCGTAGTGATGGACGAAATGGCTGATATGAAGCCTAGCGTTTGGGGTGAGATTATTCGTCCCTTATTAGCAGACCGCCGCGGCTGGGCCACTTTTATTGGTACGCCAAAGGGCCACAACGCCTTTTACGATATATACAACGAAGCCACTAAAAAGCCAAATTGGTATGTAAAAGTGCTACGGGCAGACCAAACCAACCTGCTGGCGCAGTCAGAACTAGACGATGCCAAGGCAACAATGTCTGATAACCAATATGAGCAAGAGTTTCTATGTAGCTTTGAAGCTGCCATACTAGGTGCGTATTACGGGCAGGAGATGCGTAGAATCACCGATCTTGAGCGTATCACTACCATAGACTATGACCCCATGTTCCCCTGCAACACGGTATGGGATTTGGGGTATAACGATTCAACGGCAATTATTTGGTTTCAGGTGGTATACGGTGAAATACGGGTGCTGGATCACCACTCAAGCAATGGTCAGCCAATATCCTATTACACAGGTTTACTGGCTCAAAAGGAAGATGAGTTTGGGTACAAATATGGCACTCATTGGCTACCTCATGACGCTAGAGCAAAAACACTAGCAAGCGGTGGCAAGAGCATAATTGAGCAAATATCTGCAAAAATTGACATAAAATATCTAAAAATCGTACCAAATCTGTCAATTCAAGACGGAATACAAGCATCACGACTTGCATTAACTCGCACTTGGTTTGATAATAGATGTGAAGAATTAATCGAATGTTTGCGTCAATATCAACGAGAGTGGGATGATGATAAAAAAGTATTTAGAGATCGCCCGAAGCACGATTGGACAAGCCACTCAGCGGATGCGTTCCGCTATCTCAGCATTGTATGGAAAGACGAAGAAAGCCCTATCCTCAAAGATGACCGCATTAAAGGACTACATATTGGGCAAACGGATGTAACTTTGAACGAAATGTGGAAAGAAACCCCCAAAGTAATTAACAGGAGAATTTAAATGACAACAGCAGCCGCAACCTTTGCACTACCCTATGAGCATGTAGCAGCTTCACAAACAGCCCAAGTATTAGGCACAACTGGTGCTACAGGTGATTATTTACACCGTTTAGTCATTACTGTATCCGCTACAGCTACTTCTACTGTAAGCCTGTTAGACAATAATACATCTCATGTATTGGTAGCCGCTAATACTGCAATCGGTGTTTATTCCATTGAAATGAATACTTTTTCTAAACTTGGTGCTTGGAAAGTAACTACTGGCGCAGGTGCAGAAGTTATAGCAGTAGGTAACTTTACCTAAGGATTAACATGGATCATACATACGAAGATTGGTATAACTGCATAGCGCAGTACGAGCGTACATTCAAAGAATGGGAAGGCAGAGCCGATAAGATCGTCAAGCGTTACCGTGACGAATCACGCAGCCGCAACAATCCAACCGCTAAGTTTAATATTCTGTGGAGCAATGTTCAAACCATTACCCCCGCGGTATTTGCTCGATTACCAAGACCCGATGTAAGCCGTAGATTCCGTGATAACGACCCTATTGGTCGTGTAGCATCAATGATGCTAGAACGGGCATTAGAGTACGAAATTGAGCATTATGGTGACTATGCCAGCGCAATGAAGCAAGCAGTACAAGACCGTTTACTTGGTGGTCGTGGTACAGCATGGGTTCGTTACGAGCCACATATTACTGGTGAAGCTGGTGGAATGGGTGAAGGTGCGCCCGAAGATGGCTTTCAAGTAACCGAAGATACAGACGAAGCTGAAACCGAAGGCGGCATTTACCGTGAAGATCAAGAGCGTATTGAGTATGAGTGCGCTCCAGTCGACTATGTTTACTGGCGTGACTTTGGATTGACTGTTGCCCGTACATGGGAAGAAGTAACCGCAGTATGGCGCAAAGTCTATATGGAACGCCCTGCCCTTGTTGAACGCTTTGGCGAAGAACTAGGCGGTAAGATTCCGCTAGATACCAAGCCTGAAACATCCAAAGCATTTAACGAAAAGATGGGTGAAATGGCACGGGAAGCCCTGATTTATGAAATTTGGGATAAAGCGACTGGTCAAGTGATTTGGTTATCCAAGTCAATGGGTAAGATTCTTGATACCCGTGACGATCCCCTTCAACTTGAGAACTTTTGGCCTTGCCCAAAACCCATGTTCTCTACCCTGACAACAGACAGCCTAATCCCTGTACCTGACTTTGTACTGTACCAAGATCAAGCAAGACAGCTAGACACGCTGGCAGATCGCATTGATGGCTTTATTCAAGCCCTTAAAGTACGAGGTGTTTACGATGCGGCAGAGCCAAGTCTTGCCCGTTTGTTTACTGAAGGCGAGAACAACGCTTTGCTACCAGTTAAGAATTACGGTGCATTTAGCGAAAAAGGTGGACTTGCAGGGGCTATTAACCTTGTAGACATTAAACCGATTGCTGAAGGCTTAAACATGGCTTATCAGGCTATGGAGCAAGTTAAGGGTCAAATCTACGAGATCATGGGCATTGCTGATATTCAGCGTGGTCAGACCGATCCGAATGAAACCCTTGGCGCACAGATTATTAAGTCGAACAACGCTTCAGGGCGTTTAAAGACAATGCAGCATGAAGTAGTGAACTTTGCTACTACCTTGCTACAGATCAAAGCACAGATTATTTGCCAGCATTTTACCGATGACACCATTATCAAGATTAGTGGTGCAATGCAACTAAGCCCACAAGATCAGCAATTGATCCCCCAAGCCTTGATGCTTTTGAAAGATGAACCTGCTAAGAACTTCCGTATCGAAGTGACTACAGATTCCATGATTTATCAGGATGAGCAGCAAGAAAAGCAAGACCGCATGGAGTTCTTGAGCGCAGTTAGCGGATTCCTAAGTCAAGCCGTACCAGCCGCACAAGCTACACCTGAACTTACCCCAATGCTAGTTGAGATGCTCAAGTTTGGCGTAACCGCATTTAAAGCTGGTAAAGGCTTAGAAGGATTGATTGACGAAACCGCAGATAAGTTCCGTCAGCAAGCCAAAGCAGCAGAAGGCCAACCAAAGCCACCATCACCTGAACAACAGAAGATGGAAATGCAAATGCAGATGGAACAAGCCAAGATGCAAGCCCAAGCACAAGCTAAACAGGCTGAAATGCAGATGGAAATGCAAATGGAGCAACAAAAGATGCAGATGCAGATGGAACTGGAGAAGGCTAAACAAGAGTACCAAGCCCAAGAGAACCAGCTTAAATTCCAATTAGAAGAACAGCGCAATATGATGGATCGTGAGATGGAAGTTAAAGTCGCACAGATGAAAATGATGACTGAGCGCAATACTCAAGTCTTATTGGCGCACATCAATAACGGGGCTAAGATTGAGGTTGCTCGAATTGGTTCAGACGATTCTGATGGCGCAATGGCTTATGCTAACGAGCAAGATATGGCACAAGCTATGCAGAATCCTATGGAAACCGTTGCCAATGCAATTAACAACAATAGCAACCAAATGGCTATGATGCTAGGCGAAATGATGAATAAGTTAAGCCAGCCCAAGACTGTAATTCGTGGCCCTGACGGTAAAATCCAAGGCGTTCAATAATGGCTATAACGGTAAAACATAGTAAAGTCAGCACAATCCCTGATGATGCCAACACAGACCTAGTTCGCCCAAGTGATTGGAACGCTGACCATACTTTAGTCGGTACGATTGATGTAGCAAACGGTGGTACTGGGGCAACGACTTTAACGGGATATGTAAAGGGTAACGGCACAAGTGCAATGACGGCTGTTGCAACCGTACCAAGCACCGATATTACTGGCCTTGGGACAATGTCTACCCAAAATGCCAACGCAGTAGCCATTACAGGCGGCACAATCAATGGCACTACTATCGGTGCTACTACCCCATCTACTGTAAACGCTACTACGATTACAGGACAGACAGCTAATATTACTGGTACTGGACAAAATTTATTACTTCAATCCAATACTTTTACCAATGGTGTTTGGGCATTAACAAACACAACTGTAGCAACAACTGTAGCCACTACAGACCCTTTAGGTGGTTCAAATGCTTATAAACTTACAGACAATGTAACAAACGCAAATCACACTATTCAACAAAATTCATTTGGTTCGGTAGTGGGGCAAGAATATTTAACTTCTTCAATTTATGTTAAATCTGCGGAATATAGTCAATTTCAAATTGATATGTCAGACGCATCTACTGGAAATGTGTCTTGTATATTTAATTTAAGCACAGCTACAGCAGGGGCAATTAGTACAGGTGGTTCTTGGACTAATGCCTCTACTTCTATTACTGATGTTGGAAATGGTTGGTATCGTTGTGCTTTATCTGCAAGCAAAGGCGGTGGTGCTGGAAATGTTATTGCACTTTATAAAATTGCAAATGCTGGTTCTGTAACATTTGCTGGCACAGGAACATCAGGAATTTACATTTATGGCTCACAGTTAGAAGCCGCAAATAGTGTTGGTGTTCCAGTAATAACAACATCTGCTGTTGTATTTAACGCACCAGCTTTACGCTTAGCTGGCAACACAGTACTAAGACTAGACCAATTTGGTAATTTATCTGTAAGCCCATCTTTTCCTTCAGGAGCATTACAAGCACAAGCTACTACATCTACTACAGCAGGTGGTAATGCTAGGGGTGCTAATGCTGTTGATTGGCAGACATTAAGAGATGGTGCAACAAAAGTAGCGTCAGGTACTTCTTCTGTTTTATGCGGTGGTCAATATAACCAAGCAAGCGGTGTTCAATCCGTAACAGTTGGTGGAAATAGTGTTGTAAGTAGTGGCAGTCAAGCATTTAGTGGGGGCGGCTCAAATAATACAAATTCGGCACAATTAGCATTTTTAGGTGGTGGTTATTTCAATACTATTTCATCTAATGGTCAATTTGGTGTTTTAAGTGGTGGATATTCAAACACATTAGCTGGTTTTTATAATGTTATTGGTGGCGGTTTTACTAACTCAGGCACAAGTGGTTCAGCCGTAACTACGCAGTCAGGGACAATGAACGCTACAACAGCCGTTACATTGTCAGGTTCTAACGCAAGCATCAAAGTAGGACAGCTAATTACTGGCACAAGTATTCAAAGTTTTCCAGCAACCTATGTAGCCGCCATATCAGGAACAAGCCTTACCCTTTCCCAAGCCGCATCAGGTTCATCTACAAGCACTCTATCTTTCTTTACTCCTCATGGAATAGTAGTAGGCGGTGGTAATAACCAAGCTACAGGTAGTTATTCATTTATCGGTGGTGGTGGTGATGCTGGTACTGCGGCTAATAGGAATGTGGCTAGTGGGGATTGGAGTTTTGTTGGTGGTGGCATTAAGAATGTGGCTTCAGGGATAGCATCTTTTGTAGGTGGTGGTGGAACAGATGGTTCAACTATTGCTGGCAATACCGCAAGCCAAACTGGCTCTGCCGTTCTTGGCGGTTATCTAAATAATGCTACTGGTACATATTCAACTGTTAGCGGTGGATATACCAATACTGCAAGCGGAAGTTCTGCAATAGTAGTTGGTGGTAGATTTGGCACATCTAGGGGTATCAACGGAATGACTGTTATGCCAGCTAGTGCCAATCCAATATCAGGAACTCTTGGAGTTCAACAATCAGCAATATTAGTTCTTGGTGTTCAAACTACTGATGCCACAGCTACAGCATTAAAAAGTGATGCAAATGCAGTAGGTTCTACAAACCAAGTAATACTACCTAACAACTCTGCTTACTTTTTTAGAGGTGAAGTGGTATCAGGAGTTACTGGCGGTGGTGATACTAAAGGCTGGACTATCGAGGGTGTAATTAAACGAGGTGCTAACGCTGCGGCTACTACCCTTGTTGGAGTTACAGTATTGTCTACCCACGGTGATGCAGGGGCAGCTACTTGGACTATTGGAGTAACAGCCGATACGACCAATGGTGGAATACGAGTTACCTTTACAGGACAAGCTAGTACGACTATTCGTACAGTTTGCCAAATCCGCACAACCGAAATGACTTTCTAAGGAGATTTAAATGGCACTAAAACTAGCAGTTGAAACCCAATTTGGCGTACCAGCCCCCGAAGCCTACGCACGAATCACTAACTTTTTTGGTACAAAAGACCAAATCCAAGTTCAAGTTGCAATCTATTACAACGAAGATGCTCGGCATGGCAACATGGCTACCGTTAAAGAAAACGCACATTACATCGCTATGGAAGATTTAGAAGGCGATTTAATCCCTGCAATCTACGCTGTATTAAAGACTTTTAGCGATTATGCTGGGGCAGAGGACTGCTAATTGTTTCAAACCGCTTTTCAAGCCAATGCGTTCCAAAACAACGCATTTCAAGTATTTGTATCGCCAACTCCTGTTGGTGGGGATGATGGCGGATATTGGACTAAAGAAGAACTAAAGCGGATACAGAAGCTACAGCAGAAGATTGGTGAAAGACAGCGTTTATTAGAAAAAGCCACCAAAGACGCTAATGCCTCACGAAAGCAAGCATTTAAAGATTTAATTGATCCTGTTGCTAAAGTTAAGCAACCTAAAGTACAATTGAAACAAGAGGTTAAGGCTGATATACCGTTAGCTGAAACAGAAGATTTAGAACGGTCTATAAGCTACCTTGAAAGACAACGGGATAACATCCTTGCGGCAGTAGCTTACAGAAACCAGCAATATCTCATAAAAGAGCAATTGCGAGTAATGGAAGCCCAACGCCAGCAAGAAACTGACGATGAGGCGGCACTATTACTACTGTTATAAACCCACACGCTGAATATAAGAAGGCTTACGATAACTTACACGCTGGCAGATACGCTGCTGGCTTTAGGCTATTTGAGTACCGCTGGCATAAAGACATACTAGCCAACCAAACAATCCCTTACGCAAGACTGCCTGTAGCCCCAAAAACATGGCAGGGCGAGTCTTTGTTAGGCAAAACTATCGCAGTACAGATGGAACAAGGCTTTGGCGATATATTCCAATATGCTAGGTTTTTGCCAGCCTTAAAGGTTTTAGGTGCAAAAAGGGTAATAGTTTTGACTGTACCTAATTTATTTGGTGTTTTAGGGCAAATGGAGTGTATTGACCAGCTTACGAACCTGACAGAATCAGGCCCTGCCCATGAATGTGACTATTGGATTGGCTCAATGTCGCTTCCCTATTACATTGACTGCGCTATGCCGTATGTAAAAGCCTTATTTCCAATCAGCAATAAGAAAGTCGTGGGTTCAGAAGGCTATTTTGAAGCCGAACCAAGCAATATTCCCAAGAAAATAGGGGTAAATTGGTCTGCAAGCAAGGGTACATTGCATTGGATCAAGTCCATTTCTGCTGAACACATGGAAAAGCTGGTCGGTGACGATGTTTATAGCCTAAATCCTGAGATGGATGGCAACTTTAGACCCTTACCTAACGATGGCTGGAAGAAAGACTGGGCAATTACCGCTAAACACATGAAAGCCATGCGTGGCGTGGTTACGGTAGACACTGGAACAGCCCATTTAGCAGGTGCTTTAGGCGTAAGGTGCGTAGTTTTGCTGCCAAAAGAGGAATTTGTTTGCTGGCGGTGGAAAAATGCCCGTTGGTACGACAGCGTTTGCCTACTTAGACCTGATGAATACGATCAATTACCCGAAATTTTAAGGAGAATGTGATGATTTGCCCGAAATGCGGATATTCCGAGGGAAACCATGTTGAAGCTAAACAAACGGATGAAGAATTCTTTCTAGAGTGGTGGACACCTACCATTGGTGCAGAAGCCGCCAAAGCATCGTGGCAGGATAAGGTAGCCATGAAGTCTAGGGAAGCCCCTATGGTCATGCCTGACATTGCAGGCCATATAAGCATGGCTGACGGTACATGGGTTTCTAGCCGTTCTAAGCACCGTGAGAACCTAAAGCGTAATAACTGCGTGGAAATAGGCGATGCTGTGCCTATGCAGCAAAAACCCATTGAATTTAGCCGCAAAGAGCAGGAAGCCCGTAAACGGCAGATTGCTGAAATTGCATATTCCAAACTTTCTTACCGATAGGAACAACCATGTCAGATGACCGCAGAGAATTACTAGAAGCCGCTTTAGAACAAGCCGAAGAAGGCACACTCGAAACCCCTGTAGAAAAGGAGATTGAAGTAAATGACGATCCAATCCAAGCCGAGAACGAAGAAACCAGCGTTGAAGAAAGCGACAACCGTGACGAAAAAGGTCGTTTCAAGAGCCAAGAAGCCAGTTCCGACCAAGATAGTGCTGAAGAATCTGACGTGGTGGGAGAAGCTAATGATGTTCCTGACGAGGAAATAAAACGCCCTACTACTTGGAAGAAAGAGTATGTCGAGGTATGGGACAAAATGGCAGGCGGTAAACCGTTAGATAAAGCGGAGTTTGCTAAGTTTGCTGAATACGCTAACCAGCGTGAATCCGAGTATAAAAAGGGCGTTTCTGCCTATAAAGCCGAAGCCGACAATGCACGGCAATTAACCGAAGCAATTGGTCAATTTACCCCTGAATTGCAAAAACACGGTATTCACCCAGTCGCTTGGATCAATAATTTAGGTAGGGCGCACTACACTTTAGCTAATGGAACTTACGAGCAAAAGTTAAATGCCTTTAATAGACTAGCGCAAGATTATGGAATACAATTAAATCAAGATGCACTTCAGATGCCTGAACAGGCGTATGTTGATCCGTATCAGCAACAGTTAATGCAGCAACTTCAAGCAACACAGCAACAAGTTCAGCAACTGTCAGCGATACGGGAGCAAGAAGAAAATGCTCGGTTGAGCCAAGAAATCAGCCGAGTAAGTAGTGACAAAGAGCGGTTTCCGCACTTTGAGATGGTACGGGAAGATATGGCTCAACTACTTGAGCGAGGTTTAGCCCCAAACCTAGAAACGGCTTATGCCAAAGCGGTGCGTATGAATGACGAAGCGTACAAACTGGAACAAGATAAACTCTTGCGTTCAGCTAGTACCCAAGCGTCTAAGGCACAGCAAGTAGCTAAAGCTAAAGCAACTGCTGTTAGTCCACGATCCGTTACTCCTAGCGGTCAAGTGTCTAAGACAGATGCAAAGGATAGACGATCCTTGCTGTTGGCTAATCTGGCCGATGCAGAGGGTGGTCGGGTTTAACTTAATCTAATAAAGGAAATATCATGGCATTCGCAAATAGCGCAATCACCGATATTATCGCTACCACCATACCAAGTCGTAGCGGAGTATTGGCTGATAACTTAACAGAAAACAATGCAATTCTTCAGCGTCTTAATTCCAAAGGTAATGTTCGCCCATTCTCGGGTGGTAATGTGATCTTGGAAGAAATCATGTACAACGACCCAGCAACCAACAATGCTAATAGCTATAGCGGTTACGAAGTCTTGAACATCACTCCTGATAGCCCAATCTCGGCTGCTCAGTTCAGCATTACCCAATATGCTGACTCAGTAACCATGAGTGGTCTAGAAATGTTGCAAAACAGCAGCAAAGAAGCAATCATCGACCTGTTGGATGGTCGTATGCAAGTTTCTGAAGCCCGTCTGTTGAACCGTATTTCTACCGACCTTTATGGTGACGGTACTGGTAACGGTGGTAAGAACATCACAGGTTTAGCCGCTGCTGTTTCTACTTCCCCAACAACTGGTACATACGGTGGTATTAACCGTGCAAACTGGACTTTTTGGCGTAACCAAGCAACAACTGGTGCTAACACAGCCGCATTGATCCAAGCTGCTATGACAACTGCTGCTATCAAATCTGTTCGTGGTAATGATAAGGTTGACCTTATTATTGCTGGTAACACTTTGTATCAGCGTTATGTTGAGTCATTGCAGGCTATCCAGCGTATTGCTGGTGTAGAAGAAGGTGCTGCTGGTTTCGCATCCCTCAAGTTCTACGGTGGCGGTATGTCTGCTGATGTGGTACTAGGTGGTGGTATTGGCGCACAAGAGAACGCATTGTATATGTACCTCTTGAACACCAATTACATCTTCTTCCGCCCACACAAAGAGCGTAATTTCGTTCCTATCGGTGGTGAGCGTCAATCGATTAACCAAGATGCAATCGTGAAGCTGTATGGTTGGGCCGGTAATTTAACTTGCTCCAACGCTTCACTCCAAGGCATTTTGAGCGGTACTTAATCAACTGACTAAATAAAGGAAATTATCATGTCATATAACATTACCCCTACCTCGGGCATCAATTTGGATGATGTAGTCCAAACTAACCCTAACTCTGCTGGTACTGGCGTTCCTGTCAATGGCCCACTTGGTTCACAAGTGTTTGGCTCTGATGGTTTGCGTTATGTATTAGCGGTTGCTAATGCGGCTATTACAGCTTCTACAGCAACTTGCTCTATCAATGCTTCCACATTTGTAGCTTCTCCTTCTGCTGGTACATATTTAAGCCCAGCCGTTGCAGTAGCTTCAGGTGATTATGCTTGGTTTAGCAAAGCTAGTGTTTAATAGCAAAATGTAGTAAAAACAGGGGGTTACCTTAATCGGTAGCCCCTTTTACCTTTAACTTTACCTAATACCTTAGGAGATTTAAAAATGGCTTTACCTTCAGACACACAAGGAGCAGATTCACGCCTGCAAGTACGCTTTTACAAGAAATCCGTACAACAAGAGCAGGAATCCATAGATGCTGGCAGACCAATTTACAAAGACTTTGACTTTGTGCAAATCTGCGTTGCTGGCGATACCCTAACCGAAATCGACACTTATGCGCTACAAAGCCATAAGCAGCGTTTCCCTATTCAATGGGCTAATTACATGAATAGACAAGGAGCGCATGACGAAGAAGTAGTTGGAACGCCTGTAGCGGAATGGCCTTTAATATCAAAAAGCCAAGCCGAAGAATTAAGGGCAATTAAGTTCCAAACGGTAGAATCTATTGCAAATGCTTCAGATCAGCAGTTACAGCGCATGGGAATGATGGCAGGAATGTCACCCTATTCGTTCCGTGACAAGGCAAAAGCATTTTTAAATCTAGCGACAACAGCGGCAGAAACCGATAAGCGTGAGAGTGAAATTAACGCTTTAAAAGAAGAACTTGCCAAAAAGGAACTAGAAACTGCTAAAATAAAGGCAGAAACAGATGCGAAGCTAGCCTTAATGCAAGAGCAAATGGCTACTATACTTGCTGCTGTTGGTGAAAAGAAACCCCGTAAAACGAAAACGGTAGCCACAGAGGAAGCCTAATATGTCATCAACAATGCTGGAATTGGTGCAGCAAGTCACCGCTGAACTTAACTTAGCCGTACCTACTTATGTAGCAGGAAACACTAGCCAAGATGTGCAGCAGATTCTTGCGTTAATGAACCGTGCAGGGTACGACTTAATTAAGGAACACAATTGGCAAGCATTGGAGCTGGAATATCGGTTTTACACCACAGCAATCACCACAACCTGCGATACAACGAATAATAGCTATCTATTAAGCAATATTCCAAGTACCGCAGGTTTGGACAATACTTATTCTATTGTTGGTACAAGTGTTCCCCAAGATACTTATGTTGATACGGTTCTTACTGCAAATAGCTTAAATACAACCCAGTTATCTTCAGCAACATCGGTAGGCGGCACAGTTACTTTTAGCAAAACCATTTACCCCTTGCCGCCTGACTACGAAACCATTACCGATAATACGCATTGGGATAAGACAAAGCATTGGCAAATGCTTGGCCCTGTTGATGCACAGCAATGGCAATGGCTCAAGTCGGGTTATATTTCAACAGGCCCTCGGGTTCGTTGGCGTATTCTTGGCAATCAGTTTGAGATTTGGCCACCATATAGCACCCTTGAATATCTAGGCTTTGAATACCGTTCTAAAGGATGGGTAAGAAGTGCCGCTGGTGCTGTCAAGAACAGCTTTACAGTTGATACTGACACAAGCGTATTAGACGATTCAATTATTGTCTTGTTGACTAAATTAAAGTATTTCCAAATCAAGTCGTTTGATACTACTGCATTGCAACAAGATTACAGCCGTTATTTGAGCATTGCTAAAGCAAACGATAAAGGCTCTGCTACCCTGTCTTTTGCACCACAACCAAGTGCTGTGCTTATCGGTTGGGCTAACATTCCCGACACTAATTACGGGTCATAGTTTAAAAATCATGTTGCCACAAAACGCCATTTTTAATTCGACTAATAACGCTTTGTCTAACGCCATATTCTTCTGCAATGATGCGTTGAAGTCGATCATCTTTTCGAATGGCATTAACTTGTTTAAGCGTCAATTTGGCAGTTCCGCAACGCTCACCACGATTGGTAGTTCCATGTCTAATTTTATCGACAGAATTATTTTTTGGGGTGTCCCAACGAAGATTGCTAATGTGGTTGTTTTGATGGTTTCCGTCATTGTGGCAACATTCCATTCCCTCAGGGCATTTTCCTACAAAAGCCTCAAGAACCAATCTATGAGGTCTTACAATTTTTTGTTGACCAAATTTCCAAATATTCAAATATGGTCTGCCATCGTCTTTTGCAAAAGTAATCTTTTTAAATTTTTGAGTTATTTTGGAACGTACCCTGCCATGATCAGAAACTTCATAAATATCTTCAAATCCAACAACATCCAGCCATTGTTCCATAAATATCCCCGTAACATAGATATGGGGATATTGTAACATGGCGGTTGCTAAAAAGTTCTCGGCTAGAACTACATCGTTAGCTTCCCCTATTGGTGGTTGGAACGCAAGGGATTCTTTAGCTGAAATGCAACCGTTAGATGCGGTGCAACTAATTAACTTCTTTCCTACCCCTACCGATGTGACCCTTAGAAAAGGCTATTCACGAGCATCCATAGGCATTACGGGGGAAGTAGAAACCCTAATGAATTACGCTGGATATGATGGCACAAATACCCTTTTTGCCGTAGCCAACGGAACGATATATAACGCATCAACTTCTACTGCTACTGTTGCATTTACAGGGCTGGCTAATAGCAGATTCCAGCATTGCATGATTAGTACCGATGGCGGTAACTTTATTATTGCTGTAAACGGTCAAGATTCGGCAATGGTTTATGACGGTACACGCTGGTTTAGGATGGCTACTACATCTACCGCACAGACTATTAGTACCATTACAAGAGGCGGTGCAGGTAATCTGACGGCTACCCTAACAACTGCTTCACCGCATGGCTTAGTAACAGGAAACCGTGTCACCATTACAGGCGCAACAGAAGCCAATTACAACGGTACTTATGTCATTACCGTAACAGGTGCTTCAACCTTTACTTATACGATGGCTACCGCACCTGCGGCAAACGCTACCGTAGTTGGCACTTATAGTGTTTTAGGCATAACAGGCGTAAACAGTAACACATTTGTTAATGTCAATATGTGCCAAAACAGGCTTTTTTTCGTACAAAAAGACAGCATGACCTTTTGGTATTTGAATGTGGAATCTATTGCTGGCGCAGCTTTAGACTTCCCATTAGGGGCTATTGCAAGGTCAGGCGGTTTCCTGCAAGCAATGGGTACATGGACTTTAGACGCTGGTTACGGGGTAGACGATTTATCCGCTTTTGTTACAAGTATGGGTGAAGTCATCGTTTATAAGGGTACAAACCCTAGCGATCCTACAAATTGGAGTGAAGTTGGCGTATGGCAATTAGGTCAAACCTTTAGCCGTAGGTGTTTCTTTAAGTTTGGTGGTGATTTACTGCTATTAACCCAAGACGGCCTAGTGCCAATGTCAGGCGCATTGCAATCGTCACGCTTAGACCCACGAATTAACCTAACCGATAAGATTTATTTTGCGGTAAGCCAAGCGGCAACGGTTTTCTATGCAGAATTTGGCTGGCAAATTAACTATTTTGCTAGTGAAAATATGCTGATTTTAAATATTCCTACTGGCACAGGCTTTGAGCAGTATGTAATGCACACCATTACTAAGTCTTGGGCTAGATTTACAGGGATAAACGCTATTTGCTGGGAAGTATCGGGAAATAACAGGATTTTCTTTGGTGCTGACGGATATGTTGGCGAGTTCTATACCCAGCTTTCTGATAACGGCTCAAATATTGTTGCAACTGCACAGCAAGCGTACAGCTATTTTGACAGCCGTGGACAGTTAAAACGCTTTACCCTAGTACGCCCTATCCTTCAGACCGATAACGGCTTACCGACTGTTCTATGCGGTATTAGCACCGATTTTGATACCCAGCCATTGACCAATCAAATAGCCTTTAATCCTGCCACATTAGATATTGGTGTTTGGGACACAGGTATATGGGATGACGCTAACTGGGGTGGCAATTTAACTACCACTAAGTTTTGGCAAGGGGTTACAGGAACAGGCTTTGCTGGATCAATTAATATAAATGTTGCATCGCAAGGTATTGACTTTCATTGGGCATCAACCGACTATGTGATGGAAAACGGGGGCGTACTGTAATTGCTGTGTTTTGATAAAGACTTATTGGGGCCATTTATCGCCCAAAAGTTAAACACAGTATGGACACCTGAGAATTCCAGCACAATAGGCTGGGTAACAGATGAAATAGAATCAGTAGTTTGGTATGAGGATTTTAATAAAAGGTCAGTAACTTGCCATATTTACCTAGAAAAAGGGTTAAATAAGCAATATTTACATACCATTTTTCATTATCCTTTTGTACAATTGGGGGTAGATAAGATAATTGCCCCAGTAATAAGTAGTAACGACAAGTCGGTAGAGTTTGTCAAGAAATTGGGGTTTGAGGAACAAGCACGATTACTTGATGTTTTTCCTACTGGAGATTTGTTGTTTTTTGTAATGTCAAAAGACAAATGTAGATTTTTAGGAGAAAGATATG